ACTGGTGGGGTTACACTTGTAAAAGTAAAGTAGTCTCCGGCAATCATGTTATGGCCAACTAAGTTTACGGTGACCGTTGGCGAGGTGTTTGTAGTATCAAACGTTCCTCCTGTTTGCGCTGTCTCTAATGGAGTAATGTCGTAATACGCTCCTCCATAATAAATATATAATCCTCTTTGAGATCCAAGTGCTACGTATCTATTGCCATCTAAATCTGCCCATTGGTGTTGTGCTCTTACGCCACCGGCTAAGGTGTCTGCTGTAATGGAAGACCATCCACCTACTTTTTCAGGAAACCCATAACGAAATCTAACAAAATCACCGTCTACATATTGTCCTTCAGCGGCGGTATCTGTAATTTGTTTATTAAACCCTGGTCTTATATTAATTAAATTCAAAGCCATATTATTATTATAGCATATAGTTATATTATTTTTAACATGCCCTACCTAGAAGCACCTAAAGATTGTCTTTTGTCGTAAATAAAATCTTTATATTTACCCTCTTTATATACGTAATGTAGAAAAACTTGAGCTTGCCAATCACCTTGAAATTCCTCTCTCCAGTGTAATTTTTCTACTCCATGGTATATTACAGCATCCCCAGGTTTTATGTTTACTTCTTTGCCATCTATAAACAAAGGCCACTTAGTTCCACATCCTCCTAAGTTGACACTTGCTGTTATCTCACAACTTTTTCTATCTGTGTGTTTATCTAATTTTGAAAACTTTGTATACATTCTCCAATAACTATAAGTAGGCAAAACTTTTGTTTCTAAAATTTTATTAATTTTTTTTGTTTTTAATAATAATAAAGTTTCGGTTGCTGTGCCATAAACTTGCATAGTCTCACCTAATTTTGTTTGGTCTTCGTCAAACGAATTTTCATTAGATCTATGATACATTTGAGCGTAAATACTAAAAAATTCTAATTCTTCTTTTGTTAAAAAGTTCTCTACATAACAAAAATTTTTATTTATTTCATCCATGAAATTATTACAAATCTCCTTCCACTTTTTACAGTAGATGCTTGGTGAGGATATAAAAAATTACTTGGCCAAATAATTAATCTACCTGCCTTTGGCTTAACTTCTTGTATAAGCTCATCTCCTTCAAAAAAATTTAAACTACCTCCTTCATAATCATCATTTAACATAATAACAAAAGATAATACTCTATAAGCAGTTTCACATGCGTCAACATGTTTTTTATAAAAACCACCCGAGCTATAATTTAATAATTGTATTCCAGTTACAGAGGAGATTTGTTGTTCTAATTTAAAATCTACACTATACCGACCTCCTGCTAGTGCTATTCTATAAGTTAAAAACCTAAGCCAATGAGTTTCTGTATAATTTTTGTTTGAGCTTAAAGAATACTCAGAAACTTTTCTTGTGTCATTGTTTACTATTTCTTTACCATCACTTTTTATGACTTTTGCATCATTAAAAGATTCATCTTTAAATGTTCTTATAATTGCTGAACATTGTTCAGGACTTAAAAAATTATCTACTACTTTAATATATTTTTCTATTCCCATTGTTTTTTCTTCCAAAATTTATCCCTATACCATCTTTGTAACACAGATTTATATGAAAACAAATAGTTGGAGGTTTCTTTTTTAGTTTTTGTTTTTATTTTCATTTTCCATTTTTCTCTTTTAAAAGGAATTAATCCTATAATAGGTTCACCTTTTTTTAAAAGCCAAGTTCCTTTTTTATGTATTATAATAGGAAAGTTAGGAGGTAAAGGATTGCCATCATCTATTATTGCAGAAATAGGTGTAAATCTTGGGTCAGGTCTATTTAATAGAGGAGTCAATAAAGCACTATATCCTTTCGGTAATGTAATACTGAAAGGATTCATTATCTTATAAAAATCTTGATCACTATTCATTTTAACAAATGGACAACCTCCATGTTCTCCCCCTAATTGGCCTGTATGATGTTTTTCGTCTCCATAATTAACATTGACATGCAGTTTTGATACAACATCTTCTTCTCCCCCTGTTTTGGTGTTAACAAAAACATCATTATTAACTAAAAAATTAAATTCTTGATCAATAGGATTTTTTAAAATATATCCCGCTACAAGGGTGTCTTGAAAGGGTAGACATGCTTTTATAGATAATCCTTCATAATCTTTTACTTTAATAATTTTTGGTATTTTTTTAAACCATTCAGGGATATGAAATTTAGCTGGCTCTGGGTGTAAAGATTTTTCTGCTAAAATTTCTTCAGCAGCTTTAAATGTAATATCTGGCATATACTATATCTCAAAAGCAAGAGGTACAGTAATACTATTATTTTCTAAAATGTCAATTAAATTTTTTCCTGTAAAGGATGGTGGAGTATCGGGATCATTAAGAGGTTCTAAATCTATCGCTTTTAACGTTTCTAAATCAGTAGAAAAAGAAGAAGGACCATTTTTATGATTTGATACAATTCTTTCACACTCTGTAATATGATCTGCTAATGCTTTTTGTAACTGTAACCAAGTAATGGTTATATCATCTGCTTCAGTAACAAGTGTAACACCGTCTGCTAGAAGATCGGATACTGCTCCATCAAGCCATATTTTTCTACCACATTTAAGTCCTTGATATTCCGAATCAGTTATTTCTGCTGATGTATAAAGTGCAGGATCTCCATGACTAATCCAAAAATCTTTTACTTCATCAGTAGAAGCTAGTCGGTAAAATCCGTTGATGTTATTTAAAATAATATGTTTTCCCATTGTATTCCTTAGTTTGAAACATGGTTATCTAATATAATTAAAAAACCAGGTTCTGTTGTTCCACCACCATTAAGACCTAAATATTGATCAGTATTACTTATTCCTAAAGTAATAGTGGCTCCAGGTGATGCTCCAGCATTTCCAGGTGTAGTTGCTGAAGGGGGTGATCTTCTTCCTCCACTGCCTCCATTACCTTGAGTAACTGTTAATAAGCCTGTGACGTTTGTTACTCCACCATCAGCTCCAGGTGATGCAGTCATAGGAGAGTTAGCTCCCATAGCTCCTCCGGCTCCAACAGAATAACTATACCCTGTACCGCCAGTAACAGCAACTTCATAATATCCGTAAGCTCCGACTCCGCCGCCACCGCCACCAGAAAATGGTGAACTTCCTCCGGGACCGCCGCCGCCTGAACATGCAAAAATTCTAGCTCCTGAGGCACCGGGAACAGGTGTATATGTTCCAGAAGCAGGACCTCTCGATACTAAAACTTCACCATAGTTTGCTCCACCAGCACTTCCAGTTGATGCTGCAGTAATTCTACCTTGTGCATCTACAGTAATAGTTGCTAGATCATAACTACCTGCTGTAACAGCAGTGTTAGATAATTTATCTGGCGTAACTGAATCGTCAGCAAGTTTTGCAGTTGTAATTTGTAAATCAGAAACTTTTGCTGTCGTAATATTGTTGTCTGCAATTTTTGCAGTTGTAATTTGTAAATCAGAAACTTTAGCTGTCGTAATTTGATTGTCTGAAATTTTTGCAGTTGTAACTTGATTGTCTGAAATTTTTGCAGTAGTAACTGCGTTGTCTGAAATTAATGCAGTTGTTATTGCTGCAGCTTCTATTTGAGCTGTTGCAATAGTTCCACCTAAAGTATTTAATGAAACTTCAACTATGTTTGTTCCATCTGAATATGCAGCGAAAATTTTAGAACTTGCCGCACCTGCAGTAGTTGGTGAAAAACCTGTACCTGAAACAGTTTTAATAGTTAAGTTGTTTGCATTTGTAAGACCACTACAATCGAATATGTAAAATTTTTCTATTCCATCTGGAATAGTACAAATGGTACTAGCTGCAATAGTTGCAGTAGCAAATTTAATTACCATGTTTCTTGCATTAGACAAAGTTTCATCAGTCATAGCAAGTGCTAATGTTCCGCCACTTGATAATGTTACTTGTTCATAACCTGCAATAGCTTGTTGAATTAAATTTAAATTTTGATTAGTTTTATCTCCCCAAGTACCAGCGTTTTCGCCAGTCACCATAAGTTCTAAACCGA